GCAGAATCTTGTTTTCTATCCACGGCTCATTCGCGGTCTTATAGAGACTAGACGAGGGCTAGCCCTAACAAACACAAACGGGGCCACGGTATCAACCCACTGCCGAATTATAGGGTAACACTCAACCTACACTAACTAATATGCCAGAAATTCTTGTTCCACCAGTCACTGTTCCAGTAGAGTCGCCATCGGCCAAAGCCGCGCGGGAGATCCTCCACCGCATGAGCTGCATTGCGCAAGAGATGTCGATTGCACACCAATGGATATTCTATCGCTTGTGGAACTCTCCTGACGCAACGCCTGAAGAAATCCTCGCGGCTATAGGGCCGCGAGGTGAAGAGCTATTCGTCCGTGGAGGGGATCTGATTACCTTTATGCTAGGCGGATATAACGGACGCCCAGTCGTAGCTATGCTTCCTGAAGAATATACCCCGCCCCGCCAGTTTTCCATTACGGACGGCGTCGTTACGCTAGTGCCGCTACCTGTAGAGCTTCAGAATCCCGATCCCGGCCTAACGCCGAATGGCGCTTCTCCCGACGGCGTGTAATCTATCGTCGCTATGCGAAAGGTCATTGTTACAGGGGGAGCCGGGTTCATAGGCACGCACCTGTTGCACGCCTTGCAAAACCTAGCGGACGCGGAAGCCCTGGACCTAGCCCTCCCCGGAGGCATCGACATCCTTGACCGAAAGGCAGTGGAGAGGGCGGTGGCTTGTGCCGACACCGTCATTCACTTAGCTGCCGTCTCTAGCGTAGGCGAGGCGCTGGCTAATCCCTCGCGCTGTGCGGCGGTCAACGTAGACGGCACACGCACGGTCTTAGAAGCCGCCCGCAAGGCTCGCGTCAGGCGGGTCGTCTTTGCTAGCAGCGCCGCAGTCTACGGAGAAGCCAGAAAGGGATGGGCTAGCAGAGAGTCTGACCGACTAGCGCCTGCCTGCATCTACGGGCACACTAAGCGGCTAGGCGAGCAGGTAGTCGAGGAGTACGCTGGCAGGAATCGGAGTGCTGTGGCTCTGCGGTTCTTTAACGTGTACGGCCCTAGCCAGCTAGGAGGCGTCGTTCCTGCTATGCTTCGGGCAGCGGCTAGCGGCGAGCCTATCTACATCCACGGCTCTCCAGATGTCAGCCGCGACTTCGTCCATGTCAGAGACGTGGTAAGAGCCATCATCCACTATGCCTTCGACTTTCACGGGACCGGAGTCTATAACGTCGGAACCGGGAAAACCACTACGCTAGGCACCTTAGCGGCGGCGGTGTGCATGCTGACGCGCTCTAAGTCTTCGATCCGCGTAACGCCGACACAGGATTGCGGAGTCAGGCGTTCGCTAGCATCGACGGAAAAAGCCGCCCGCACCGGGTTTTCCGCGCAACATTCTTTGCGGCAAGGGCTTGTGGAATTGATTCCTTTCTGATATAGGAAGCCCACTATGGACGGCATCACACCTTATGACAAACTCGCCTACGCCGCACTGCTGCTTCAAGGCGCGGCGTTAGGAAAAGTCTGGCTAGAGACGCGCAACCAACGCAAGCAGATTGACGAACTCAACGGGGTGATTAACCAGCTAACCGCTATCATTGGGCGGCTCTACGGATTCCGGGATGCGGTCAAGCGGTGCCACATTCGCGCCTGCCCTTTCAAGGATGAAGCAGACGGCATGACTACGCCAATGCCTGACATCGAACTACTCCTGAAACGCACCACGAACGCAGGGGATTGACTAGCGGCCAGCAAGGGCGTATCCGTCCGCCATGACTAAATTCCTGAAACCTTTCCTGGCTAGCCGAAAGACCCTGATCGGCGGGATCGTGGCGTTTCTGGGTGCGGCCCTCAACCTAGCCCAGCATCTCTACGACGTATCGAACGGCGCTCCGCTTTCACTGGAGCGTGTTAGCCTCAGCCTAGCCGGGTTCGGTGCGGCGTGGTCCGGCTTCTCTGCGAAGGACGCAGACAAAACGGGGGTGGCGAAATGAGCGCTGCCGCTAACACTCCTCCCTGTGCGGACTGCACGGGCTGCGGCATGTGCCACCTCGGGCAACTCTGCAATCCTTGCCCTAGCCACAACCGCGCTACGTTCCAAGGCGGCAAGGCGGCGCTGAAAGCCGGGGCGCTAGGAATTGCAATCCTTGCACTAGCCGCGGTCCTGCTGCTCGCGTCAGGGTGCGCCGGGTACGATACCCGCGTTAGCGTTAGTTACGGTGGTGTGGGTGCGGAGTTCCAAGTTAGCAAGCCGTCGAAGTCCGGCAAGGAACCAGTGGGCAAGGAGCCCGTGGGTCTGGAAATCAACCTCGGCAAATAACAACCCGGCCTGACGCTACCCCACCGCAACCATGTCTCTCGTACCTAACTCCCGCCCGCAGATTAAGCGGGATGCGCTAGTCGCTCTCATCAAAAAGGCGTACCCGAAGGAAACCGCTAACGGGCTTCCTGACTTCCTCATCGTCGGCTATCCCGCCTACTACATGAACACAATGGGGGCGAAGGGGAAGAACGACCGCGGTATCTTCGACGATGCTTTGTTCCTCTTAACGCCTAACACGTTCGCCGCGTTCAACGGCAACACTGACCCTTCCGCCTTCCGCGAGGGCATCGCTACACTGCAACCCGGCTGGTATCCCGTCTATCAATTCAGCATCCACGGCGGTGCGTCCGCTCAGTATCCTGCAATCTGTCAGCGTAAGGGTCCGGTTATTGTGCGCCGCGACGGCACGGACTATGTGAAGGAAGGGGTTAGTGATCGTCGCGGCTACTGCCTCGGCGGAGGTTTGTGGCGGGGCGAGTTTGGAATTAACATCCACCGCGGCGGGCGAAACGGCACCTCCTCTCTCGGGTGTCAGACTATCCCACCCGCACAGTGGGACGCGTTCTACACCCTGGCAAAGTCGGAAGCCGTTAGGCTCTACGACAAAAAGTGGAACACGGTTCCCGTCACTTACTGCCTGCTGCCCTATCAGGACTGACAGAAAATTTGCATTTCGTGCAAACTATTGACTAGCCCGTTCCTCGGTGCAATTATCCTCACAGCTTTGACGCTAGCGAAACCGACGGGAGTACCGGGCGAGACAAGCAGAAAGTTCAACCTAACAATCCCACTATAACACACCCATGAAACTGACCAACGCTCAACGCAAGCGGCTCGCCGTCTTGCTCGGAAAAACCGCCCTGCAAATGTCCGCCGATGAAGTGTCGGAACTCGCTACGCTCAAGGCCCTAGCCGCCGAAGACAAGGTCACTCTTGACGAAGCCTTCGTCAAGGAAGCCCTCGCTCTGGAAGACGACGGGGACACTGCCCTGAGTGCTGACCAGCTTAAAGGCATGGTCGCTAGCGCCCTGGCGGATACCCTCGCCTCTAAAGGCATCGACCAAGACGCCATCATCAAGGCAGTGGAAGACGCTAACAAAGGCCACGTCAAACTCGCCGACATTCAGACTGCCGTCAAAAACGCCCTCGCCGCCTTCACGCCCGCTAACACCGCAACGGAAACTGCGGATGCTATCAAGGCCGCTGTCGCCGAAGCGCAGAAAGGTGCCCTGACTGCCGACCAGCTTGCTAGCGCTTTCGAGCGTGCCCTGACTTCTGCGGGTCGCGTGTCCGCCAAGAACGTGTTCCCTACCGACGGTGCAGGCGACACTGACCTTGTGGCACACCGCGCCGGGAACCTAACGGTTGCGGGCAAGGAACTGCTCAACGTCTGCCTCGGTCTTCCCCAGCAGAACGGCATCGACGCCAAGCTCTTCACCCGTGCTACGGCTCGCGGCAGCAAAATGCTCGACAACGTCCGCACAAAGACCCTAACCACGGGCGGCGCGGGTACGGGGGCAGAACTCATTCCGTCCGACCTCTCTAGCGAACTCCAGATGCGGCTGTATCTTGAGAGCGCCCTAGCAGCGGCGATGATCGGTCAGGAAATCAACATGCCGACCGACGTTTACAAGATGCCGCTGAAGACCGCGCGGACAGCATTCCGTAAGGGCTCGGAAGCGCCAGGGAGTGATCCTGCGAGCAGCGAGCCGGGGACGGGTCTGGTAACGCTGGACGCGCAGAAGCTCATCGGGATTGCTGACTACTCCTACGAAGCGGACGAGGATTCTATCATCCCGATCCTGCCTATGCTTCAGGACGACTTGGCTAGCGGCGCGGCAGATGCGCTTGAAGACGCTATCATCAACGGGGACGTCTCCGCAACGCACCAAGATACCGACACGCAAGCCGCTGCTGGCACGGCTACGCTGCCAGCCCGGCTATTCTCGGGTTTGCGGAAGTATGCTATCGCGGGTAGCTGCACTACGTCGTGGCTTACTAACGGCGTTATCGAGTCTAATATCCTGGCTACGCTTAAGGGCATGGGCAAGTACGGGATCAAGCGCTCCGATCTTCTGCTCGTCTGCGGCCCTCGCGGGTACAACGACCTTGTGGGGCTGACGTCTACGCTGACGGTGGAGAAAGTCGGAAATCCTGCTCTTGCTCGCGTCCTGACGGGTGCGGCTGGCGTGATCTTCGGCGTTCCTATCATCGTCTCCGAGCGGAATCGTGAAGACCTGACCGCAACGGGTGTCAACGGTGCTAGCGGCAACACCCGCGGCTCTATGCTGTTCATCCACAAGCCTAGCTGGTATCTCGGTGTCCGCCGCGGCTTCACTGTCGAAACGGATGCGGATAAGAAAAAGCAGGTCAAGAGCGTGATCGCTTCGTTCCGTCGGGCCTTTGTGCCGCGGGAAACCACCTCTGCTACGGTGCCTAACGTCCGTCTGGCCATCGACTACGCCGCCTGAGTTTCTGGGGTATGAATGCGGTCCCGCCCTTGGATTTCCGGGGGCGGGACTTTCGTTTGCAACGCTTGCACTCCTGCGCTAGTATGGCCCGCGGCTAACCGCTAAACTACTAACCAACCCCACTATGCCTAGAACATTCACCTATAAAGGACACCCAATGCAGGTAGGACGCTTTGGCGATCTTAAAGCAGGCGACCAAGTCGATCTCTATCTCGATGAGGAGCTATCCGTTATGGATAGCGATCAGTTTGAGGCTCTAGTTGAGCAGCCGCTGCCTAGCAAAATTGTGCCGCTACGCGCCCGGTTTGTGTACGACCTGCGGAAAATCGACTGGAGCCACCGTCACGCGCCTAACACCCTACGGGAGATGCCGCGCCATCTACTGATGAACGTCCTAGTGGCGATGAATGAGCTAGGCGTTTCTGTGGATGCTTTTGAGTCTATGTCCGTTGATGCCATCGTGGATAACATCCGCCGTGCGGCTAGGGCTCACGGCTGGGATACGTTATCTCACGGTGAACGGTTAGCCTGTCCTGACGCCTCGGACGAGGATACGAACGAGGAGAACGAGGAAGACGACGAGCCTAACGGAGAGGACGACAAGGAGCCTCAGGGCGAGAAGGCGGCGGAGGAAGGGGACAAAGAACCGTCTGCCGATGACGAGGAAGACGCGGAAGAGGACGAAGGAGACGAAGACGAGGATGACAAGGAACAGCCTAGCGAAGAGGTTCCTGCCGCTCCCGCCGGACCTGCCCGCAAACGTGCCGCTCCCGCCGCAAAGAAAGCCGCTAAGCCTAGCAAGCCATGAACCGCGCCACCTTCGACAGATGGCTCAAGGAACTGCCTAACTTGTCACTGGACGAGAAGGCGGTGCTAGTCCAGCAGTACGAGCAGGGCGGCAAGGTGGCAGAGGCTGCGGTGCGTACCGTTCAGCAGAAGCTAGTTGCCGCGCCGCAGACAAAGCCCGCCTCGCCATTCGCAAGCAAGTAACCTAACCGCCAGACCCTATGCCTCTTCAACGACCCTACTGCTCTATGATTCAACTCCGCAACTTCATCGGCAACGATGACCCGGAGCTTGAACTGAAACTGGAGGAAGCGATCAACGCCGCTAGCCGGATGGTCGATCAGAGGCTAGGGTCCAGCGTGTGGTTTCAGAACTACTCCGCTAGCTTCTACACCGTGGACCCGCGGGACAACATTGGCGCGTTCATTGTCCTGCCCTTCCCAATCATAACGCTAACGGAACTCACACAGGACGGGGAGGCACTAACCGGAGGTGCCTACGGCGAAATCGAAGATGCCGACTATACTTTCACAGTAGGCACCCGCACTATCAATTCGGCGGGCGGGTTCACGGGGGTTATCAAAATCAAAGGGACGTTCGGTTATGCGCTGGACGAGAACGATCCTGACAACCTGCCGCCGCCCACCCTGCATCCTGACATCAACGACGCTGCTATCAAAATCGCAGCAGCACTCAGCGGCTTGTGGAAAAAGACATCCCGCTCGTTCGGCGGGGAAAACGAAGCGGTGCTAGTGCAGGCAGTGCCTAACGACGTTCTGGCCCGCCTCCGCAACATGCGCCTAACTTCCCACCGCCTCTAACCGTGGGCTTTATCCGCATAGAGACTAGCGTACCCGCTACGCTGAAAAAGCTCAAGCGGCTGCGAAAGGCCCTAACGCCTCAGGTGCAGGACAGCATCCTGCAAAAATCCGCGTATCTGTGGCATGCTAGGATGGTCATGGCTACCCCTAAGCGGTGGACGGGGCAGACCCGTAAAATGTGGCGCGTGATCCCGATGCCCTCTAGCAGAGGGTCAGGGTGGACGGTGGTCAATACCTCAAAGGTTATGGTCTTTCTGGAGCGCGGCACAAAAGCTCACGGCCCGAAGAACGCCAAGCGGCTATTCGTGCCCCTAACGCGCCGCGCCGCCATGGCAGGCCCTCGCGTTGTGGTGGCGGAGCTAATAGCGGCTAGGCAGGCAAAGCGCCGCCCCAAGTACCGGGTAGGCAAGGACTTCGTATTTGCTAAGCGGGTGCGGGGAATCCGTGCCATGTGGATCATTCGCCACGCCTTGCCTTTCATGCGGACCACGACGAAGATGGCGATGCGTCAGTTTATTCAAGCTGTGCTAGACTCTCCATGAAAGACTCCATCCCTCCCGTAAAAGACTTCGCCGTCTACAACGCACCGCTAGCGTGTATCTTCAAACGCCTAACACGGGAGCATGCGGCAGGCGGGATGCTAGCCGGAATGAAGCTCCCGAAAAAGTCCGGCGTGTCAGGCTCCAGCGTGCTTTTTGCAAGCAGTGCATTTGAGCAGATCGACGAGGCGCACCTTCCTTGCGTCCGGTATCGCGGCACCCTAACCTCTGAGGCGAAGAGCGCTATGGGCGGGGCGTTAGGGCCTACGGCTCCGAAGCAGGCGCGGCTGGACGCACCTGTTACTCCGACTCGTCAGATTCAGATTTCGGTTATGACTTCCATCACCGCGGGTATCCTTAACCCTCGGCCTGACATCGCAGGCTCTAAGCCGGGGCACGAAGATTGGGTTGCGCTAGTGCTAGACGCTATCGAAACGGGGGACGACCAAAGGCCGGACGCTACGCTAGACAAGTCCACGCCGTTCCCTATCTACTTCTCCATCGGTCTGCCGGAGGTGGAGTCTGAAGTGTACTACGAGTCGATCATCACGATAACGGTAGCAGTCCCCGCCATGTACCGGGCGCAGAGGCACAACACGCTTTGCCAGGAGGAGTGAGTTCCGGGTATTGACAGGGCGACCCCTTTGTGGTTCTGTCAGGGCACACCAACCTACTCTAACCCTACCTAATTATGGCATGCGCTCTTCTCGTTTCTGTCGGTTCGTCTCCTCCCATCTTCGGGGTGCCTGACGAAGAACTCGCGCTCAAGACCCAGAGCGTTACCTTCACGCTAGACAGCGACCTGAAGGAGATCAAGAACGGTTGCGGTGAAACTTGCAACGCCGCGTTCTATAACCGAAACAACTCCGTGCAGGTCACAGGCTACGGTGTTGTCGGGACTACCGCTGACGACGTAGGCGACATAGTTACCCTAGCAAATGCTGCGGTGTTTGCCGGAGAGTTGATCGTGGGCACGCTCTACATCAAGAAAATCCAAGTCTCGCTCAATAACGAAGACTACGTTCAGACCACCGTGGATCTTGTCGGCTGGGACGGCATCGGAGTCTAACCGCTCACAAACCCTAACTTCGCCGGGTGCTAATTCCCCGGCCTAGCTTATGTCTCAACATTCTCGTGAACAGAACGCGGCGGCTCGCGCCACCACCATCGCTAAGCAGAACCCCTGCACGGTCACAGACCTTGTGCTAGCATCCGCCCTCCTAGCGGTAGGCGTGCCGCAGGTGGCCGCTCCCAAACTAATCGCCTTCGGCAATGGTCGCCGTCAGGCGATTTTCACTTTTGCAGGTAGCGACCCCGAGCGGATTATCGACACCCACGCCGCGGCTAAGGTAGCCTCAACGGACCCCTACGCCTACATCGCTAACAACCCGATGTGCCCGCTGTCCTTTGCGCTAGCCGCGATCATTCAGTACGCGGACACCGCACGGCAGTTCGAGACTAGCCGCCCCACCATTCCGATGACTGCCCCCGGCAAAGGCTTGTCCGCGGTGCTATGGGTCACGGAAGGCTCGCGCAAACACCTAGCCGCGCAACGCCGCGGCATGATAGCCGCACCCGGCAGGGTAGAGCCTAGCCCACTTCAGACGCGAGTCTCCGAAGGGGCTATAGAACCATCTTCCACTAACCAAACCACCGCCTAACATGTCTTACACTGCCACCCCTCTAGCCCGCCGCCCTTCTAAGAAACCCGGATACTCCCGACTCCCTGCGGAAGTGGCAGTGCCTGCCGCCCCCGAAGACAAGGAGCTAGACGCCATCATGGGCGACTCGGCATCCGCAAGCTCCACAATCCCTGACGCGGATGCCGCGGCACTGCTAGTAGGCTCGGGCTACACAGACGGGATCGACGGCAGCGGGTGGGTGATTGCAGGCTTCCACCTGCGCCTGCTTTGCCTAGCCGACCTGATGATCCTGCTTCGTCAGCACAACCCGCTTGTAATGGGCACCGATGTCGAACTAGCCGACAAGCTCCAAGCCGCGTGCGAGGTGCTGCACCTTTGCTCGCAGCCCACTAGCCGCGATGCCGTCAAGTCAGCAAACTCCCCTAGCTTTACCGAACTTGTGCTAGCAGTGGCGGAGGCTATCCCTTACGGGCCGGAATCTTTCGAGGTGCTAACGGAAGTCATGGAGTATCTTCAGGCGGGCGGCGCTACCCGCGTCTCTGCTAGGAACCCGACTGTGCCGGGGCTTCCACCGTCTGCGGAGGGAAACGACTGCCCGCCCCCTGGCCAATCAGTCTGATTGTGTCAGTGCGGGCGGTTAGCGGACTAACTCAGGAACAAATTCTGCATGATATACCTCTAGCCCTAGCTTTTGCCTACGAACACGCCTATCTTGCTTCTCAAGGAAAAATCTGCCGACCTATCACTGACACCCTATGAGCGCATCCGAAGCTAACGTAGCCATCGACTTCCTCAGTAACCCTGACGATACGCTAGACGCCCTAGCCAAGATCGAACAGGGGTTGCTGAAGGTTCAGCAACGGATGGGGATGATGAACAGTCAGTTCCAGCGGCTAGCGAAGAACCTGCCTAGCGCTGAAATCTCCAAGCGCTTCGACGCTATGGCGGCGGCGTCGAGCAGGTTCACGGCCAAGATGACGGCTAGTGCAACGGCTGCAAACCAGCTAACCGCCGCGGCAGGAAAGACGGCAGCGCTGGAGCAGGCCCTGACCACTATTGCACAGACCCTCCAGAGTGTAACCGCTAACGCTAACAGGGCGGGCCGCACGTTAGACTGGATGGCGCGTCAGGCAAAGCAAAGCACTCAGTCG